GTGCAGATTTTTCGCGTGCAATTTGAAAGTAAGGGGGAGTGATGTTTTATCAACATAATATAAAAAAGACGAACAGCCTAGTGCCGTATGAAAGCAACAGCCGCACGCACAGCGACGAACAGGTCGCGCAAATATGTGCCAGCATAACGGAGTGGGGTTTCACGAACCCGATATTGGTCGACCCGGACGGCGGCGTGATCGCCGGGCATGGCAGGCTTCAAGCGGCCATAATTTTGGGGCTGGATGATGTGCCGTGCATCACCATCGACGGGCTGACAGAGGCGCAGCGCAAGGCGTATGTACTGGCCGACAATCAACTGGCGACAAATGCCGGCTGGGATTTAGATTTGCTTAAAATCGAGTTGCAAGATTTGACAGCAATGGAATTCGATTTGTCCCTGCTAGGTTTTGACGGCGAGTTTACCAGTGAATTATTGACAGAGATTCCAGGGGGCGAAACCGACGAGGATGCGGTGCCCGATGCGCCAGAGATACCCGTCACGGTTGAGGGTGACGTTTGGATACTGGGCAATCATCGTGTGATGTGTGGGGACAGTACAAGCATCGATGCGGTTGAAAAACTAATGGCGGGGCAGAAGGCTGATATGGTTTTCACTGACCCGCCGTATGGGATTAAATATCAAAGCAATATGCGCGTGAAAACTGAAAAGTTTGAAGTTATAGAAAACGATAATGTGTTCTTGGATGTCGCCCCAATTATCGAAGTCTTTTCGTCGGGCTGGGTTTTTATCTGGACGAGCTGGAAAGTCATCACTGTATGGATAGATATGTTTGAGGGGTTCGGCTATCCGACAAACCAAGTGATCTGGTACAAGCCGGGTGGCGGCATTGGCGACTTGAAAAAAACATTTTCTAGTGATTACGAGACAGGACTGGTTTGGCACAGGGGCGCGGAGCTGACAGGCAAAAGAATTGGGAGCGTATGGAAAGTTAATAAAGACGGGGCCGCGACATATAACCACCCCACCCAAAAGCCGGTCGCCTTGGCGGAGGAGGCTATTGATAAAACAACGCGGCACACAGACGCCGTTCTTGACCTATTTGGCGGCAGTGGCAGCACCCTGATCGCCTGCGAAAAGACCGCCAGACATTGCCGAATGATGGAGCTTGACCCAAAGTATTGCGATGTAATCGTCAAACGCTGGGAAGAATACACCGGCAAAAAGGCAACGCTTGAATCTACTGGCGAACAATTCACGCAGGAGGTGACAGCATGAGTGGCCGCAAACCAATCCCCACAAACTTGAAGATCGTCAAAGGCACAGCACAGCCGTGTCGCATCTTAAAAGACGAACCAAAACCAAAGGCCGACGCGGTGCGAATGCCTGCCGGTCTATCTGACGATGCAAAAAAGCAGTGGAAAATTGCCGCCAAACATCTCACCGCTGCGGGCCTGCTGACTAACTTGGACACGTTTGCTCTGGCAATGTACTGCGAAGTTTTTGCCCGGTGGACATACGCAAACGACCAGATCAAAAAGTTCGGCCCGATTGTAAAAGCGCCAAGCGGCTACCCGGTGCAGTCGCCATTCTTGCAGATTGCAAATAAGTCGTTCGACCAGATGACAAAAATGCTGGTCGAGTTTGGAATGACCCCCAGCAGCCGGTCGAGGGTGGCCGGGGCTGGGCCGCCCGACGATGAAGATGACGGCGACCCACTGCGTTGATTACACACGCCGAAAAATGCCAGCGGTATATCGATGATGTGCTGGCCGGCAATATCCTAGTGTCTAAGCTGACCCGGCAATCGTGCCAGCGGCAGATCAATGATCTGGGCCGCGTTGGTGATGACGAGTTCCCCTATTTTTTTGATGACAGCCGCGCGAATAGAATCTGTCTTTTCATCGAAGGGCTGACGCACATCAAAGGCAAGTGGGCCGGGACGCCGATCAGGTTGGAAGATTGGCAGTGTTTCATTCTGGGCGTGGCGTTTGGCTGGGTTGATGAGGAAGGGATGCGCCGGTTCCGCACAACGTATTGCGAGGTGCCGCGCAAAAATGCCAAGTCAACACTGACCAGTGGCGTCGGGCTTTATATGCTGGCGGCTGATGGCGAGGGCGGGGCCGAATGTTTCGCCGCAGCAAACTCCCGCGACCAGGCGAAGCTAGTCTGGAATGATGCGTGGCGCATGGCGAAACGGTCGCGCTGGCTACAGGGCAAACGCTACGGCGTGGAAGTCACAGCGAAAAGTATTTATGTCGAAAATACCGCTTCGATGTTTCAGCCATTGTCAGCCGAGGGGAACAATCTTGACGGCTTAAATGTGCATTTTGCTGCACTGGATGAGCTACATTCTCACCGCACGCGCACCGTGTTCGATGTATTAGAGACAGGCACAGGCGCCCGCACGCAGTCAATGCTGTGGTTAATCACTACAGCCGGCACCAATTTGGCCGGGATATGTTACGAACAGAGGGAATACCTAACAAAGATTCTGGATGGAGTGGCGTTTGATGACACCTATTTTGGCGTGATCTACACCATCGATGAGGGTGATGACTGGGCCGACCCGGTGATCCAAGCCAAGGCGAACCCCAATTGGGGCGTGTCAGTGTTCCCGGATGACGTTGCCCGGCTGTGTCGCAAGGCGCAAGAAATGGCAAGCGCACAAAACAATTTCCTGACCAAGCGCATGAACGTCTGGGCGTCTGCCGATAGCGCGTGGATGAATATGGTGAAGTGGCACGCCTGCGCTGATCCGTCGCTGGATATAAACGATTTTGTCGGGCAACCCTGCAAGCTGGCGCTGGATTTGGCGTCGAAAATCGACATCGCGGCCAAGGCGTATGTGTTCGAACGTGATGGGCACTATTACTATTTCGGCCAGTATTATCTGCCAGAGGACACCATCGAATCAGACGCGAATTCTTCCTACCGGGGGTGGCTAATCAACGGCCATCTGACCGAAACATTCGGCGCCGTCATCGATCACAATGAGATCAAAGAGGGCGTGATTGATGACCACAGTCGATATGCAGTGGATGAAGTGTGCTTCGATCCGTGGAATGCCACAATGCTATCAAGCGCGTTGTCAGACGAAGGCTGCACGATGGTCGAGATACGCGCAACGGTGCAGAATTTCAGCGAGCCGATGAAGTGGCTAGAGGCGATGGTTCTGTCCGGGCACTTCCATCACAACGGATGCCCGGTGATGACTTGGATGGTGTCGAACGTGGTCGCGCATACCGATAAAAAGGACAATATTTATCCCAATAAATCGCGGCCTCAAAATAAGATTGACGGAGTGGTCGCGCTGCTAATGGCTATTAATAGGTTTGTAAATGTGGAAACAGAAATCAGCTTGAACACGACATACGCAGAGCGCGGGATTCGGACACTATGAGTATATTCAGCCGGCTGAATCCCTTTTCAAAAACAGACGCACCCCCGGCAAAGAAGTCGGGTGTGGCATCCGATGACTTAGCGCAGATGCTTATCGGTGGCGGTGGCAGCGATTCAGGCGCCAACGTCAACCCGACTACCGCCATGCAATTGTCCACAGTGTATTCGTGCGTCAAGGTGCTATCTGAATCAGTGGGCCAGTTGCCGCTGAAAGTTTACCAGCGCACCCCCAACGGGCGGGACTACCTGCCAGACCATGAAATCCAACAGCTATTGAGGCGCCCAAACCCCCGGCAAACAGGTCAGGAGTTCTGGGAAATGGCTGTCACATTGTTGAAAATGACGGGTAATTTTTATGCGTTTATTGTTCACGGCGTCGGCGGGCGCATTCTGGAAATCATGCCGTATTGCGCCGGGGCGGTTCAGCCCAAACTGCGCGAAAATGGTGATCTTGTGTATCACGTTACATACCTCGATGGCGGTACAGACATCATCGATGCCGACAAAATTCTGCACATCAAAGGGCCGAGCATCGATGGTCTGGTCGGGATGTCCGATATAGAGCAAAGCAAAAACGCCATCGGGCTGGCAATGTCCACCGAAAAGCATGGCGCCGTGCTGTTTAAAAACGGCGCGCAGCCGCAGGGCGTACTGTCGACAGACCAGGTGATCGCTGACGAAACCTATGATCGCATTCGAACAAGCTGGAACGATACGCACCAAGGCACATCGAACGCGCACAGGACAGCGATACTCGAATCAGGATTGAAGTACCAGGCGATGAGCCTGAGCAATTCTGACGCGCAGTTTCTTGAAACCCGCAAATACCAGCGCGCTGAAATCTGTGGAATCTTCCGGGTGCCGCCGCACAAGATTGGCGATCTGACGCACGCGACATTTTCAAACATCGAACACCAATCTCAGGAGTTTGTCAGCGACAGCCTGATGCCAATATTGACCAGAATCGAAAGCCGGGTCAGTGATTTCATGCTGGGCGAGACAGCGGCAAACGCTAACATTTTTGTGAAGTTTGACGTTCGGGCGCTACTGCGTGGCGATATGGCTGCGCGCGGTGATTTTTATACCAAGCTGCAACTGGCTGGCGCGCTGTCACCGAATGAGGTGCGCGCGTTGGAAGATATGAACCCCCGCGAGGGTGGGGACATTTATTTAACACCTGCAAATATGGTTATTGAGGGAACAGAAAATGCAACAGATGAAGAAACTAGCGAAACCCTTTGAAGTCAAAAACCTAGAGGCTGACGGTACATTCGTCGGGTACGGTTCCGTGTTCGGAAACACTGACAGCTATGGCGATGTGGTCGAAAAAGGCGCATTCAAAAAGTCGCTGGAGACACACCGCAAGTCCGGGCGAATGCCTGCACTGCTGTGGCAGCACAATCACGCCGAGCCGATTGGCGTATGGCAGGAAATGTCGGAGGACGACCACGGGCTGCTAGTGAAAGGCCGTCTATTAATTGACGATGATCCGCTTGCAAAACGTGCTTATGCTCATTTGAAGGCGGGAAGTGTGGGCGGTCTATCCATAGGATATTCTGTTGATAAGAACGGTGGCGAGTGGGACGACGAGGACGGCGTGTATCGACTGAAACAGGTCACGCTATGGGAAACCAGTCTAGTCACATTCCCTGCAAATCAGGAGGCGCAGGTGCAAACAGTTAAGGCCGCTGATTTTATTGATGACATTAGAGAATGCGAAGTTTTCCTGCGTGATGCAGGGTTCAGTCGATCACAAGCCAAATCGTTGCTGGCTTCTGGTTTTAAAGGTTTGACGGGTCAGCGTGATGCTGAAACTGAGGCCGGGGAAGCACAAAAAGCAGCGGATTTGATAAACGATTTTTTGACTCACAACTTTAAATAGCGAGAAATATTATGTCCGAAGAATTAAACACAGCCCTGAAAAGCATGGGCGAAAAGTTGCACGAAATGCGTGCAGCAAATGACCAGGCGCTTGACGCAAAAGCATCTGACGAGCGTGTCAGTGAGGCCGAAAGCAAGCTGGAAGTGGCAGAAAAAAGCCTGAGCGAAGTCATCGCCAGTGTTGAAACGCTGCAAAAGCAAGCCAGCCGACGCGAGTCGTTTGCCGGTGTTGCCGATGAGAACGTCGAGGCACACAAAGCTGCGCTGATGGGTTTCATTCGCAAAGGTCAGGATTCCGGTCTTGCCGATCTTGAACGCAAAGCGGTCAACCTTGGCGTTGATGCTGATGGCGGTTTTGCCTTGACTGACGAAATGGATACAACCATCGGTCAGTTGGTGCGTGATTTGAATCCGATGCGTGGCGTTGCAAACGTGATCTCTGTCGGAAACGAAACATACAGCAAGCTATTCAATCAGGGCGGCAGCGTTGCCGGCTGGGTTGGCGAAGAAGCTGCACGCCCGGTGACTGCTACGTCAACGCTGGCAAAAGTGACTCCGTCATTTGGCGAGGTATACGCAAATCCTTCAATCACTCAAAAAGCGCTTGATGATATGTTTTTCAACGCCGAGGCATGGATGAACAGCGAAGTGGCCGAGGAATTTGCGGCGCAGGAAAACCTTGCATTCACAAGTGGCAACGGCACGAACAAGCCCAAAGGTATTTTGGCTTATACGTTCGCGGCATCGCCTAACTTTGGGCAGATCAAAAAGATCGACAGCACTGTGTCAGTATCATTTGGCGCTGACGATTTCATCTCAATGGTTCACGCCATCAAGCAAGGATACCGCACAAATCGCGCTGTCTTTATGATGAATGATCTGTCAGTGGCAGTTGCCCGAAAGTTGAAAGACGGACAAGGCAACTACATCTGGTCGCAGGGTTATCAAGCGGGCGAAGCCAGCAGCATTTTGGGCTACTCAGTCGTTGAGAACCACGACTTGCCTGACCT